GCACTGTTACAGTGCCTGTTCCAGATGTAAAATTACCTGTGGCTGTTTTTCTATCAGCATCAATAGGAACATCTCTAAAAATTCTATATTGTGCATTTAAAATAATGTTTTCTAAAACACTATCCGATAAAACAGTTGAGTCTACTTCTGTATAACTTCTAATTTGTGTTTTTAATCCTGACGCGCTTAATCCTGCCATTATGCTGATAAACTAACTGGTCCTGCAGACACAGTTGGTCCTCCTCCTTTTTCTGTTATACTTGGAGTTGCCCCCAAACTAAAAGTGTATTTATCTGTTGTTGTAACTGTTATACTAAATCCTGAAGAATTTTCAAATGTAGATGCAGGTATTCCACCAGGGCTGCCTCTAACATTTCTAAATCTTACAGTATCACTTGAACTTCTTCCATGGTTTACCTCTGTAACTGTAATTGTTTGAGAACTTGCAGTAATAGAAAAAGGATCACTGCCTAACATAGCAGCAACTTCGTTTTCTGTTCGATCTGGTCTTACTTCTCTTAAACCTTGAGAATCTCCCGATCTAGATCTTAATTCTAATTGAGGATGTTTTTCCTCATACTCTGATTTGTGGACTAAATGGCCATTCCATTCTTTAACCATCTCCTCGTATGGAAATGCTAGACCTGATCTATCAGATATTGCTTTTGATTTTTTTCCTCTTGCAAACGCCATTATGCTCCCGGGTAATAAGTTTTAGGTGTTATTATTGTACTAGATGAAGATCCATCTTCAGCTAATGCTCTGGCTAATTCGTCTTCATAATATAATTTCATAGCCTGCACTCTGTCTGGTGCGTATTTTTGTGCTAGATAAAAAGCTAGACCAGATACCATACAAGGTACAAATCTATATGGTACATCTGTTGCATCAGTATAAGTTGAGTCTACATCCTGTATTCTTTTTACAAAAAAGATGTGCATATCTTTTGTAGCGGCTGTTGCATCAGGACATGGATATACAGTTACAGTTGTTTTATCTATAAATCTTTGAACAAAGTATTGAGAGGGAGTTCCTTTAGATAATTTTCCTGACAAACTAGAATATGTAGATCTATCAATTTTTGTCATGGCAGAATCTGATTGAGTGGTTTGAGTTCTGTTTTGTCTAAACGTAGCCTCTAATATATCTGCAATGCCAAAAGTGCTAGAACCACTTGTGCCACCAACTGTAACTGCTGACGTGCCATCGGCACTTGATCTAAAAAAAACATACTCTGCCTGACCTTCAATAAGATCAATATTTGTATCTCCTACTTCCCAATAGTGTAAACCTCTATTGCCCCATTCTTGAAAAAGAATGTTAAGAGATCTTCTTGCTGATCTTAATTGATATCCAGAAGTTACTTGTGAACCTATACGTTCGTATGCCTCTGCAATAATGTCGTCAACTGCAAAGCTTTTATCAAAAGTAACTGTGCCGGAAGTTGTATTGGCCATTTGTTACCTCTAATAATTCTTTAAAAACTCTGCAATAACTGTGTAAGTATTTCCAGAATCAGCCGCACCTGGTACAACAAAGTTTACATCATTTTCATTTGAGTTGGATGAAGTGTTTGCTGGTATCCCACCAAACTCTCTAAAATCCCAATATCCAGATCCT